AAGCGAGATGGTGGGGCTACTTGGCACGGTATCTGGATGGATACCAACCCCATGGATGACGACCACTGGTGGCATAAGCTGGCAGAGGTTGAGCCAATCAAGGGTAAGTACGCTTGGAAGTTCTACAAACAACCAGGTGGCGTGATCGAGGCCAATGCTGATAGCTTGCCTGAGATGCCAGAGGCTAATGACCACATCTTTTCTGCTGGCAAGTGGTGGAAGCTCAACCCCAAGGCTGAGAACGTCAAGAACCTACCCCCTGGTTACTACCTGCAACAGCTAGCAGGGAAAACCCTAGATTGGATTCGGTGCTACGTCGAGGGAAAATACACCTTTGTGCAAGACGGTAAACCCGTTTGGCCTGAGTATGACGACAACATTATGTCTACTGAGCTGATACCAGACCCGAGCCTGCCCATCCAAGTGGGGCTGGACTTTGGTTTAACACCAGCGGCAGTCTTTGGGCAACGTCATCCGTCTGGTCAATGGCGTGTTTTGCATGAGGTTGTAACCTTTGACATGGGCTTAGAGCGATTTGGACAGACGCTTACAGCCGAATTACAGACAAGATACCCGAAATATGACATCCGAATCTGGGGCGACCCCGCAGGTATGCAACGTGATGCAATATATGAGACGACTGCTTTCGAGTACCTCCGTAGCTTGGGGCTTAAAGCCGAGCCAACTGCAACGAACGATTTTAAAGCTCGAAGGGAGGCTGCTGCGGGGCCGATGAACCGCATGGTTCAGGGTAAACCTGGGTTGTTGGTGGACAAATCCTGCAAGCTACTACGCAAATCCCTCTCTGGTGGCTACCATTTCAAGCGCGTAGCCATTGGCGCAGGGCAAGAACGCTTCAGGGATACGCCAAACAAGAACGAACACTCCCACGTTGGCGACGCTTTTGGCTACTTGATGACGGGTGGCGGCGAATATCGCTCACTTACCCGTGGCAACAAAGAAGCACTAGGCCGTACTTTCATTGCTCAGACTGTCGTAAATGCAGACTTTGACCCGTTTGGCTGATTTCCTGCCAGAACACCCCGCAGTTACATTTGTTCCGTTCCACACCGCCCATGTGTCGGTGATGAAACTGCCTGACTTCCAGTTTGATGGTATGTCCAAGGGTGTGCCTGTCGTCCAAATGCTAGAAGCCCAAGCCCGCATGGGTCATGCTATCACTGCGCTATTACATGGACGCCCCGTGGCCTGCTTTGGCGCGGTCGATCTGTGGAATGGCGTGGCTGAAATGTGGCTTTTGATAGAAGAACGTGGGCGTAAGTACGGGAAAACCCTAACAAGAGCGGCTATTGGATATCGTGATTTCATTGTGATAGCTAAGAATTTGCATCGGTTGCAGATAATCGTAAGATGCGCTGACGAACGGGCCGCTAAGTGGGGTCAAACAATTGGGTTCGAGATTGAATCCACCATGAAGCACTACGGCTCGGACGGATCAGATTTTTACCTTATGCGGAGGATATGAACATGGGCGGTCTATTTGGTGGTGGTGGCGACGGTGGTGCATCGGCTCAACTTGAGCAGCAAAAACAGCAAGTCGCAAAGCAAGAAGCTGACTTAGCCAAGAAGGAATCTAACCTTGCTGTGCAAGCGCAAGCTGGCATGAAGGCTCGTCGCGGTGGTGGTATGCGGTCTTTGCTCTCAGCCGAGCGTCCTGACGAGTTGGGCATCCAGCCAACCAAGCTAGGCGGTGGTTCGTAATGGACGCCAAAGCCAAAATGCAACGTAAGGTTGCTAAGGTGATGCGCGAGTACAAGTCTGGCAAGCTAGAGTCATCTAGCGGTCAAAAGGTCAAGGATCAGAAGCAGGCTGTGGCTATTGCCATGTCTGAAGCCAAGCGGATGAAGAAATGACCAAGCTGACAGTTCAGCGTGAATCACTGGGGACTAGCACTCAGCACTCATCGGTATCGTATGTCAATGGTGGTGATGAGCAGGTGCTGGTCAGCGCTGACTATGCGTTGCCAATGGCGACAACATTTGGCGCTCACTTGGTTGAGGGCTTGCTGTTTACCATTGGGCACACCTATCCTTTCTCTGCTCCGCTTGTCGATGGTGCAAACTTTGACATTGTGATTGCCTTTGGCCCAGGTGTGGAGCCAAGAGTGTCGATTGAAGGTTTGTGTAATGGCAATGCAATGGGTTACTTGTACGAGGGTTCGACCACAACGGGTGGCACGGCGCTTACAACGATCAACCTGAACCGCACAAGCACAATTGCAGGCAATGCCGCAGCGGTTTTGAACCCAACGGTAACGTCGCTTGGGACTCCATTGGGGTCTTTTGTGCTGATTGGCGGGCAGAAGAAAAAGGCTACGGGCGGCGACATATCAACCGCCAGCATGATTCTTAAGCCATTGACCAACTACTTGCTGCGTATGACCAACGTAAGTGGCGCGGCTCAAGCGGCAGAGATAACGGTGACTTGGTATGAGTAAGCAGCCAATCAAAGACCCAAAAGGCGGGCTAACCGCCGCTGGTCGCGCACATTTCAAGAAGAAAGAAGGCGCTAACCTGAAACCTGGTGTTAAAGGCGCGGCTGATACGCCTGAAAAGAAGCGCCGCAAGGGATCGTTTCTAACTCGGTTCTACACAAACCCAAGTGGCCCGCTGGTCAAAGACAATGGTGAGCCTACCCGATTAGCCCTAGCCGCTAGAGCTTGGGGTGAGCCAGCCCCGCGCAATAGAGCGTCTGCCGCACGATTAGCCGCCAAAGGGCGCAATCTGCTCAAGGACTACGAAGCTACAAAGAAGGATAAATGATGGCAAACAAACTAACAATCGAGCAGTTGCTTCAGCGGCACAAGATTGCTCAAAACCGCAAAGAAGACTTCCGTAGCCTCTATGAAGATGCCATGGAATACGCCCTGCCACAGCGCAACTTGTACTCTGGGGACTACGAGAACAACAACGGTGGGCGTAAAAAGATGGTTCGCGTCTTTGATAGTACCGCTATCAACTCAACGCAGCGCTTTGCCAACCGTCTTCAGTCAGGCATTTTCCCGCCTCAGCGCAAGTGGTGTCGCCTAGAGCCAGGCTCAGACATCCCAGCAGATCGCCGCGCAGAGGCACAACGTGCCTTGGATATGTACAGCGACAAGATGTTTGCCGTACTGAAGCAATCTAACTTTGATATTGCCATGGGCGAGTTCTTATTGGACTTGTCTGTGGGTACAGCCGTCATGTTGGTTCAGCCTGGTGACGCCGTAAGCCCGATCAACTTCATCCCCGTGCCGCAATACTTGGTGTCTTTTGAAGAGGGCGCTAATGGGCAGGTGGATAACGTCTATCGCCGTATGCGTCTGAAGGGTGAGGCTATTAACCAGCAATGGCCTGACGCCACTATCTCTCAAGAGTTGCAAACCATGATCGACGACAAGCCTACCGAAGAGGTTGAGCTAGTCGAGGCAACGGTTTATGACTACGAGCGTGGGGACTACTGCTACCATGTGATCCACCCCAAGAGCAAGACCGAGCTGGTCTACCGTCGGATTAAGACTTCTCCATGGGTTGTCAGCCGCTACATGAAGGTGGCAGGCGAAATCTACGGTCGCGGCCCAGTCCTGACAGCATTGCCAGACATCAAGACGCTTAACAAGACGCTTGAGTTGTTGCTTAAAAATGCGTCACTCGCTATTACTGGCGTCTATACCGCTGCTGACGATGGTGTTTTGAACCCTGCGACTGTGCGTATTGTCCCAGGCGCAATCATCCCTGTCGCCCGTAACGGTGGCGCTCAGGGTGAGGCATTGAAGCCACTGCCAAGAGCAGGCGACTTTAACGTCTCTCAGATCATCATCAACGACTTGCGGGCCAACATCAAGCGTACTTTGCTGGATGAGTCATTGCCACCAGACAACATGAGCGCCCGTTCAGCTACCGAGGTGGTTGAGCGGATGAAAGAGTTGGCTCAGAACCTTGGTTCAGCCTTTGGGCGTCTGATTAACGAGACGATGATCCCGATTGTGACCAAGATGCTGGAGGTCATGGATCAGGGTGGCTTGATTGATCTACCCCTGCGAGTCAACGGACTGGAGATCAAGGTCTCTCCCGTATCACCGCTTGCCATGGCTCAGAACATGGATGAGATCAACAACATCATGCAATTCATGCAGATTGCTCAGGGCATGGGGCCAGAGGGTCAAATGGCTATCAAGGCAGGTGCGGCTATGGATTACATCGCTGATAAGCTGGGTGTGCCCGCTGCTGTGCGTACCAATGAGCAAAGCCCCTGAAGGCATGGCATGAGCGGGTGGGATGACATAGACGGCTCTGCGCCACCGCTAGAGCCAGATCAGCGTCAGATTGATATGAACGTACTGATGGCCCGAACATTCGGGACTGAGGACGGAGAGAAGGTGCTGGCATGGATGCGACAGTTCTATCTGGAGCAACCTTGCTGGCAACCAGGCGCGGAAGCCTCCTATGGGCAATGGAGGGAAGGACAGAACGCTGTAATCCGCGATATTGAAGCCCGTATCCGAAAGGCAAAAACCAATGACCGATGAGGCAAATGATAACTCTGGCCTGCTAGATTCCGTGACTGTGGATGAAGAGCAGACAACCGAGAGCCAAGCGCAAAGCATCGAACACAAACAAGCAGACCCAAGTGAAGAAGACAACACACCACTTGAGCGCCCAGACTTCTGGCCTGAAAAGTTCTGGAACAAGGACGACAATGCGCCAGACCTTGAGGGCATCAGCAAGTCCTATGCAGAGCTTGAAAAGCAGTTCCGAGCAGGCAAACACAAGCCTCCAGCAGACGGCAATTACAGCTTGGATGGCATTGAGAACATATCTGCTGATGATCCTGTTGTCGAGGCTTATAAGGGCTGGGCATCTAAATACGGCATCAGCCAGCAAGCCTTTAGCGAGTTGGCGGCTCAGATTGCTACCATGGGCGGTGAAAAGGCTCAAGAAGTCGAGTACAGCATTAAAAAGGAGCGCGAAGCACTAGGCCCCAATGCTGACGCCATCATCACCAATATGGCTACCTGGGCTAAGGGATTAGTCCAAAAAGGCACATGGAGTTCTGAGGACTTTGAAGAGTTCAAGGTTTGGGGTGGCACAGCCAACGGTATCAAGGCTTTGATGAAGCTGCGCTCTACCTATGAAGGCCGTGTCCCCGTCCAATCAGCACCTCCAAGCGAGTCTTTAAGCAAGGATGAGTTGATGGCTATGGTTGGCAATCCTGAGTACAAGACCAACCCTGCCTACCGTGCCAAGGTGGAAAAGCTGTTTGCTCAGGCTTTCCCCGATTGACTTGTATGAGATTGTTGTATTTAATTTGATACAGATTTTCTCCAAGGTTGCCCCCTGCTTGACAGGGGGTTTTTTTGGTCTATACTTGAACCCGTTGTCGTAGGAAACAACAGTTTTTGAAGGCCGTTTACTCATGCTCTAGCCCTTTGTTTCTAACAAGGGTTCCTACCTAGGGCAGCAGTAAGCGGCTTTTTTGTTTCCAATTACAACCGTCAGGGCGCGTTAGCTATGGTTTGTATGGACTGAACCCAAGAAACACGGGGCTTGTTACACCTGCAAGATAACCCCACTAGCCTGTCAACGAGGGACTAGGGTAGATAGAGTGAAAGCGGTGGGACAAGCGCTCTATCGGATGAATCGTTGCCTTATGGGTTTACTAGGGGGGTCAATCAATAGACCCTCTGGGTAGGGAAGGATACCGAGCTATCCACCCTTGGGGGAACTATGGCTAAAAAAATAGTTGACACAAATAAAAAACTATGAGATACAATGTAGCTGTGGATAACCCGTAAGGGCCTGCTATGGTGGTGAACCACCCAGTTGCTTGGCTGAAACCAAGAAGCTGAGGCCTGTCAATGGTGACAGATAACCGAGGCGTGAAAACCTTAACTTTCTGGAGTAATCATCATGGCTACTGGTATTTCTACTGCGTTTATTACGCTCTTCGACGCTGAAGTTAAACAAGCGTATCAAGCTGAATCTGTCCTGCGTAACGCTGTTCGTCTGCGTACTGGCGTAGAAGGTTCAACCTACAAATTCCCCAAAATCTCTGCTGGCGCTGCTGTTGCCCGTGGTTCATTGTCTAGCGACGTTACCGCTCTCGGTATCACCTACGCTCAGGCTACTGCCACTATGAGCGACTGGGTTGCTGCTGAGTACACCGACATCTTTGGTCAAACCAAGGTTAACTTTGACGAGCGCTCAGAGCTGGTTCAAATCGTTGGTAAGTCAATCGGTCGCCGCTCAGACCAGTTGGTTCTGACCGCTTTGGACGCTGCTTCTACCAGCTTGACCGTTGGTACTGACATCGGCGGTACAGGCACTAACCTGAACTTGGACAAGTTGTTGGAAGCCAAGCGCCTGATGGATGCTGGCAACGTGCCCTCAGCAGACCGTTACTTTGTGATTCACGCTAACAACCTGGCTGGTCTGTTGGCTGAAACCAAAGTCACTTCTAGCGACTACGGCAACGTTAAGGCGTTGGTGCAAGGTCAAGTTGACACCTTTATGGGCTTCAAGTTCATTACTATGGGTGACTTGAGCGAAGGTGGCTTGCCATTGGCAACTGGTGTTCGCACTAACTATGCGTTCCACAAGTCTGCTATTGGCTTGGCTGAAAGCCTTGGCCCCAAGACTGAAATCAACTATGTGCCCCAGAAGACCTCTTGGTTGGTCAACTGTATGTACTCTGCTGGCTCTGTCGGCATTGACAACGCAGGTATCGTTGAAATCGCTTGTACTGAGTAATCGGTAACTAGCAACGGGGGTTCTCGCGTGTGCGGGAATCCCCATTTTTGGATGTGAGGACACGATGGCTGCTGGTGATACCGCTTTAACAGTATGTTCCGATTCCCTGTTGTTGTTGGGGGCACGGCCTATCAGTTCTTTTACTGAGGGGACTGATGCGGCAAACCTGTGTGACCGTCTCTACCCAGGCATCAAGAAAGCCACATTGCAGGGCTACCATTGGGGGTTTAGCTTTAAAACCGCTCAATTGGCGCGAACAATCAATGCGCCCGTAAACGAGTATTTGTACGAGTACGTTCTGCCATCAGATCGTCTTGGCTCTATTTACCGTGTTTACAACTCAACTAGCGTTGGAGCCGCCACAGTCACAGACTGGGAAATCATGGGCAACAAGCTAGTGACCAACTACGAAACCGTAGTGGTTGACTACCAGTTCTTAGTAGATGAGGCTGAAATGCCTGCCTACTTTATTCAACTGCTCAAATACATGATGGCTTGGCACTTAGCCGAGCCTATTACTGACCAAGTTGCTAAGACGCAATATTGGCAGAGTGTCGCTGTTGGCTCTCCTGGCGAGAACAACCGAGGCGGCTATTTCCGAACCGCTGCTGGCATTGACGGTCAGGGCAACCCGACGCAAGCCTTTGAAGACTTCAGTCTGATTGATGTGAGGTTCTAATGACCCGTGTCGTTCAAATCCAGACGAACTTTGCCAGCGGTGAGATTGATCCGTTGCTCCGCGCCCGTGTTGATATTAGCCAGTATCAGAACGGCGCAGAACGTCTTGAGAACGTCTTAGTCCAGCCTCAAGGTGGTGTACGCCGTCGCGGTGGCATGAAGCACCTCTACGAGCTTCCTAGCGGCGCTAACCCGCAAAATGGGACTCGGTGCATCGCGTTTGAGTTTAGCGTTGCTGACCACTATATGTTAGTGTTCACTAACCAGCGGATGTACATCTTCAAGAACCGCACATTGATTACAAACATCAACGGCTCTGGGAATGACTACTTGGCGGTAACAGCCGCTACTAGCGACATCTTATCTACGATGTGCTGGACTCAGAGTGCTGACACGCTGATCTTGACGCATAAAGACATCAACCCTGTGCGGATTGTCCGTGGGGCTACTGATGCTTCTTGGACGGTTAGCAACCTATCCTTTGACAGCATCCCTAAATATGCGTTTGCGCTGTCTTTGAGCAATCCTGCGGCAAGCATCACGCCATCAGAGGTTAGTGGCAGTATCACGCTGACAGCCAGTTCTGCTATCTTTAACTCAGGCTACGTCAATCAGTACATCAACATTGAGCCACAGGGTCGCTGCCGTGTGGTGTCAAGAATCAGCACGACCAAGTTAGAGGTTGTGACTGAGATTCCGTTATTCAGCACAGATGCAATTAGCTCAGGCAATTGGGAATATGAGTCAGGATACGAAAATGTGTGGAGCGCAACACGGGGATGGCCTCGCACTTGCACGTTCCATGAGGGCCGCTTATATTTTGGCGGCTCTCGGTCGCGCCCGTCAACGATGTGGGGCAGTAAAGTGGCCTTGTTCTTTGACTTCAATCCTGACCAAGCGTATGACGACGACGCCGTTGAAGCAACGCTAGACACCAACAGCCTGAACATTATCACCGACATGATCTCTGGTCGGGACTTGCAGGTGTTTACAACTGGTGGTGAGTTCTATGTGCCACAACAAGGCCTTGAGCCAATTACGCCTGCCAACTTCTTTGCGAAGGCGGTAAGCCGTAATGGTTCGCGTGAGGGCATCCGAGTGCAACAATTGCAGTCTGGCACGTTGTATGTGCAACGCCAGGGCAAAGCGCTCAATGAGTTCCAGTACAGCGACACCACTTTGTCGTACATCAGCACCAGCATCAGCTTGCTGTCTAGCCATTTAATCAACGATCCCATTGAAATGGCGTTGCGTAAGGCAAGTAGTACAGAAGAGTCTGACTCTTTGCTGATGTTAAACGGCGATGGAACCATCACGGTCTACTCCATTTTGCGCCAACAGAACGTGGTTGCACCAAGTCGAATCACGACAAACGGGCAAATTAAAGACATTGGCGTAGACATTGAAGACATTTACGCCGTTACCAAGCGTACATTTAATAGTGTTGACGGATACTTTATCGAGGTGTTTGACACTGGCAGTTACACAGACTGTTCGTTCCAGGGTGGCGCGGCGTCTGGTGCTAGTAGCCTGCCACATGAAGCAGCCACGGTTAACGTGATTGCCGACGGTAACGTATTAGCCAATGAGGTTGTGGCAAGTGGTGCAGTCACGTTTGAGCGCCCAAGCACTACAAGCTACGAGGTCGGCCTTGGGTTTAACGTTGTAATCAAGACGTTGCCTGCCGAGCCTCGGATGTCTGTGGGTGTGCGGTCTGGATTCAAGAAACGCATCTTAGAGGTCAATGCTTTGCTGTATGAAACACAGCATTTGATTATCAATGATGTGCTTGTGCCTATCCGAACACTAGATACGGCTGGTACATTAGACGCATCAACCATTGAGTTTACGGGTACTAAAGTGATTAACGGGTTGCTTGGTTACACGCAAGATGCACAAATTACGGTAAGTCAAAACTTGCCATTAAAGCTGACTTTGCTTGGACTTGAGTTCAAGATGTCAGTCTACGGGGGAACATAATGGCACAATTAGCCGCTTTTGCCGCAGCCAACGCTGGCACATTGCAAGCGATTGGATCTATTGTTAGTGTTGTTTCAAGCATTTCTAGCGCTCAGGCTCAGTCTCAGCAGATGCGTATTCAGGCATCACAGGCTGAATTAGAGGGTCGCCAAAATGCATTGAACTACAACAAGCAAGCATACGCCGTGTTACAGCGCCAACAACTCTTGGCGTCCACTGCCCGTGCAAGAGCCGCCGCAGGTGGCGTTGACCCGCTGACGGGTAGCCCAATGACGATCCAGCAAGTTGATGCAATGCGGGCTGGAGAAGAGTTCCAGATCGGCAAAGAAAACGCGCAAATGGCTATTTATGGCGGGCTGGCTCAATCTCAAAGTTTGAGGGAAGCCGCAAGCGCAACAATGACAACTGGCTTGCTAGGCGCTGCCGCAAGTGGCTTAGTTGGCTTGTCTCAAGTTGGCAAACTGGCAACACCTGAACTCGCTGGTGCTGGCATGGGTCGCGCTTGGATACCAGGACAATACTAATGGCAACTATTCCACGCTTCCAAGAACTAGGCATCCAGTACGCTGATTTGCCTAAAGTATCTACTGCCTTGCAACAAGCGCGGGCGACTGGCTTTGACCAGTTGAGCCGTAGCCTTGATCGCATGACATCGTACTTGCAGGGTGAGCGCGAGACACAGGTAAAGAAAGAAGCCGTTAAGTACGCCGTTGACAATCCGATCACAAGTGAGCAATTGGAGGCGGCTTTAAAAGACCCCAAGGCGTTGCAGATTGAAGGTGCAGGGCAAGTATTTCAAGAGACATACCAAGCGTATGCTGCCGCTCAGTTATCGTCTGAGTTGCAACTGCAAGCCAGTTCTGAGTTAAAGCGCATCGAGCTTGATGTTGAGAACAACAAGATTGACGCACTAGCGGCGACTACTCGGATGCAAGACTTGCTAGACGGGCAGTCTGCATTGATGACTGCGGTTAGCCCTGAGTATTCTGTGAAGCACCGCGCGGCTCTTGCTACATTAACAGCCACATCTCGCAACAAAGTCTACGAAACACAGCAAAAAGCATATCTTGCTGTTGAAGGCGCCAAGTTAGATCTGGCTCTTCAAGGTTTGCCGCAGGTGTTGGAAGATGTCATCAAGTACAACGCTGGCTCAATTGACCCGCAAACAGGTAAGCCTGTTGATGTGCAAAAGCTGATGGCGATTCAGTTGCAGCCGTTTGCCGACTCAATCACAAAGATGGGTGGCGACAAGTCATATTTTGAGAAAGCGCTGAAGGTTGTCAATCAGGCAAAAGTCGGCGCGGTTACTGGCTTGATGCAAGACCGTGGGTTCGCGCCAAATTCGATTGATGCACTAAAGCGAATCCAAAAAGGCGACTACGGCAACTTGACGCCAGTCTATAACAGCTTAGACCAGACTGATAAAGACAAGGTGCGCTCTAGCATCTTAAAGGGCTTTGCTGACGAGCAGTCATTAACTGAGATCAATGACAAGCAAGTTAAGTCTGAGAACAAGATCAAAGCCAATGCGCTTAACGTTGAGTTGTTGCGCCCAAATACGACAGCCAAGCGTCAGCGTGAAATTGTTTATACGCTGGTTGGTATGGATGAGATGACTGTTGAGCAGGCTGATAAGCACTTAAACGGCGATGAGGGCAAGGGCGATGTTGATCTGTACTTGCAACTTAATGACCGCATTGCCCGTGGCGTTGTGAGCAGTTTGGGTGATCTGGCTATGTACAAGGATCGGTTGAGCCGCGCCGAGTACAAGTCACTTGGCACAGCGATGACTAGCGCTCAAGGCAGTCAAGCTGTCAAGATGATTAACTTGGAAGCAGGTATTCAAGAGAACGCCTTTGTAACTGAAGACCAGAAGGCCAAGAAAAAAGAGTTGCTTGAGTTGTATCAAGAAGAGCTTAATAAGACTACTGTTGACTCAAAGGGTGTTGGTGTATTTGTTACCCCGACAGAAGCTGCTCAAGCGGCAATTGACCGCTACAACAAGTCAAAGAAAGACGAAAAGAGGACTAAAGCTATTGGTAAGGCTAGAGAGCAAATTGCAAAAGTCTTAGAAAAGAAAAAAATAACTATGCCAAATCTGCCGATTGAGAGCATTGACTTTAGCAAGATCAAAGGCTTAAGTGCTGACGAAGCGGAGGCTTTACGCAAAGCCCGCGACGACGCGATGAAAGTACGCTAATCATGGATATTGAAAAAGCCATCAACGACGACTACCAGGCGCTGTTCTATCCAGAGCCTATGCCTGCTATGACTGGTGCGGAGCCAGAGGGTTTGCCTATGGAGTCGCCCGCTGGTAGTCAAGCCGTCACGCCTACTGAGTTTGCCATGGATGTTGGCAATCTTGGTAAAGGTGTTGTGGCTGGCGCTATGGGCATTGTTGGCGACACGATATCTATTGGTCGAGGCCTGTATGAGATTGGTCGGCGTGGTGGCGATGAGAGTGCATTGGATGCGTTTCTTAAAGGCATGGAAGGGCAGACTATTGCGCCGACGACCGAAGACATCAACAAGTGGATCGACGAGAACGTGCCGCTGCCAGAGCGGATGAAAGGTGGCTCAGTACCAGGATTTGTTGGCGAGGTTGTCGCCCCAGCGGGAGCGCTTATCAAGGGCACAAAAGCGGTTGCAAAAGGAGTTAAGGGCGCAAAAAGAACAGCAAAACCATTGGCAGGAGTAGCCGCTACCGCTACAATGAACAAAGAGCAAAAGGCTAAGTAATGGCAATCAAACCCATTGACATCCGACTGGATGAATTAAATCAAGCCAACGCTGATGTTGACCAGCGTGTTGACTTGGCGGCTACTGCTCCCTCTATCGAACCAACAGAGCCAGACTTGCCTGCTGAGGGCGTACAAGTCGCTGGTCTAGGTTCTGGTTTAAAAGGTGTCCTGAAGTTTGGCAAGCAGGTTGCCGAAGAAGTTAGCAAGGTAGAGATTCGCAAGACTCCTACGCTGACCAAAGAAGCTCAAGATGCGGCTGATGTTCAAGACCTGCAAAAAGCAAGTGAGATGACTGGCGTTGCTACGCCAATGGAAGCCACCGTTGCTGGTAAGGTTGAAGTAAGCAAACAGCCTGGTATGACGCCCGAGGCCGTCGTCGCCGAACGCCAAGCCCAAATTGACAAACGGGCTGGTGTTGACAAAGCCACAGAAGTGCCGCCAAAGACTGCGTTTAATTTGCCCTTAATGGACACAGAGGACGCAGTAAAGTCTACTGTTGAGGCTATCAACGAGTTGGCTGGCATCAAGACCAAGAAGATCACGTTTGATGATGTTGTTGCAAAAGCTGAAGAATCTGGCATCGGCATCAAGTTCTTAAATGATCTGGTCAAAAACAAGTTAGCGGTTAATCCTGAGAACACCTACAAAGTTCTTAACGCCATGACTGAGAGCGCCAAGAAGTTAGATGGCTTGGCGCAAAAGGTTGCCGACGGTTCTGCTACGCCACAAGAAGCGGCTGAGTTTGCTCAGACGATCCACTTCCATTCTGTGTTGCAACAATCTGCAAAAGGCTACCAAACAAACGTGGCGCAGTCATTGGCTGTCATGCGGATACCTCGCGGCGGCATGGATGACATTGGCGAGATTATGGCAAGCGTGGGTGGGGATTCAAACATCACTCGGTTTGCCCAGGCTTTTATCGAATTGAAAGACCCAATGGCCCGTGCTGAGATGATTCGCAAATCTGCACAGGGCAATGTCTGGGAAAAACTCTACACGGTATATGTGAACGGGTTGCTGTCTCGCCCTACCACCCATATCAAGAACGCTCTGTCTAACACTGTATTTCTGCCTTGGCGTCTAACTGAGCGAGTTGCGGCAACAGGCATTGGCGCTTTACGTCGATCAATTGGCTTTGGCTCTGCTGATGCTTATCGCTTTGCCGAAACACCTGCAATTTTAGCTTCAACACCAGTGGCTGTTAAAAACGGTTTTGCATTAGCTGCCCACGCTTGGAAGACTGGTGTGCCGAAGGGCTGGAAAGACCCCGCAAAGATTGCCCGCCAACAGTCCCGTATGGAATTGTTCAACTACAAGGCTGATGGCTCATTGTTGAGTGCTGGCATCAAGGCATTGAACTATGTGACAACTCTCCCAGGCCGTAGTCTGATGACTGCTGATGAGTTTTTTAAAGGCATCAACTACACGCAAGAGTTGGCTGCTGAGACTACTCGACTGAAGATTAGTACCTTTGAAGAGGCTATCAAGGCGGGTGATTCATTTGAGGTTGCCACAAAAAAGGCAGAAGCCGCAATGAATAACTTTTTGGCTGAACCGCCAGATTACGTTGCTCAGTTGGCTGAGAAGGGTACATTTACTCAAAAGCTAGAAGGTCTTGGTGGCGACTTGCAAAAGAACCTCCAAGCAAACACAGCCGTCGGATTTCTTGCCAGAACACAAATTCCGTTTATTGCCACGCCATTGAACATCATGGCTGAGACAGTATCTCGCTCGCCGCTTGGCGTGTTCAGCAAAGATTTGTGGATCGGTTTAAGCAAAGGCGGCACAAAAGAGAGCGACATGGTGATGGCTAAAGTTGGCCTCGGTAGTGCAGCCATGTACGGTTTCTCCACAATGGCAACTGATGGCAATCTCACAGGCTCTGGCCCTGGTGATCGTGGCACAAGAGATGCAATGTCTCGCCAAGGATGGCAACCATACAGCTTTGTCCTTGATGTCGGCGGCATTGATGATGATATGCGTCAGGCCCTATCAAAGATTCCGTCATCCGTTCGCTACGGTACAGGCGACTACGAAGGCAAGGTATTTATTAGCTATCAGGGCTTAGAGCCTATTGGCGCTTTGATGGCTATGTCTGCCGACTATGTTGACTATGCCAAGTTTGAAGGCGATGACTCACGAATCAACGAAGTGGCTGGCGGCTTGGCTTTTGGCTTTGCTAACTACATGATGGAGTCGCCATTCTTGCAGGGCGTGTCAAACATCCAGCAGTTGATTGGCGGTTACAACCCGAATGACAAGGCTAACTTTGTCACAACCATCAACAACATTGCAAAAACGTTTGCTGAGATTGGCGGTAAATCAATGCCTGTTCCTGGGCTTGGCATCTTGAGCGGAGCAAAGACTTCTCTTAAAGAAAAGTTTGACCCGATCATGCGGGACTACCAAGCCGACCCCAACCTGCCTGCTGGTCTTAAAGGTTTAATGGATGCCTTTAATAAGATCAGGTCAGAAACACCAGGGTTGTCTGAGAGCTTGCCACCCAAGCTGAATATCTGGGGTGAGCCTACGTCATACGAATATGCTTATGCACCTTGGCGCATGAAGGAAGGAAAACAACGTCCTGTTGACCAAGCCTTGATTCAACTCAATGCTAATGTCGGTATGCCTAGCCGTGACCTGAGTGCCAAAGACCAAAGCACAGGCATCAGCACATCAATCAAGCTGACTACGGATGAGTACAACGAGGTTCTGCGGATCGCCAATAAAGAGTTTGGGCTAGAAGATAGTGTTGCTGCGGTCATTGAGCAGATTGAATTGGATGCTGGCAATGGTGATCTGATTCGCTACCAGCAAGCTGTCAAGAAGGTATTTACCGATACATTCTCAGCGGCAAAAGACAAACTGCTTGGCGACAGCGAATACAGCGATTCCATTCAGAAGCGCATCAGCGACAAGGCAGAACAATTGAAACAATTTGGACAAGGGGCTAAATAATGGCATATCCGATTTCAGACGTAACACGACGCATAGTCTATTCTGGCTCCGCTGGAGTTGGGCCATACAGCTTTAGCTTTGAGGTTCTTGAAGAGACTGACGTTGCTGTCTACAAAAACACAGACTTACTCACACTTACTACCGACTACACAGTAACCATCAACGTAGATGGGACTGGCTCTGTAACCTTGGTTTCAGCCGCTACTGGCTCAGACCAGATCACATTAGTTGGCGACCGTGCCGTAGCCCGTAGCACAGACTTTGTGACGGGTGGCGACCTGTTTGCCAATAGTTTGAACGACGAGTTTGACAGCCTGGTTATCTTTGCTCAACAGATCAAAGAGACGGCTGATCGTGGACTGAAGGCGGCTATCACAGACCCAACCGATGTCAACATGACGTTGCCTGCCAAGGCAGACCGTAAGGGCAAGGTTCTGGCGTTTGACTCAACTACTGGAGACCCTGTGTCTGGCCCAGCGCTAGACTCGATGATTACGGTTATTTCCCAGTCAGCCAACATTAACACGGTTGCCGACAACATTGCTGATGTCAATACTGTGGCGGCTGACTTAAACGGCGCTGATACGGTTGGCACGGTCGCTGGCATTGCTGCCAATGTGACTACGGTAGCAACCGACATTGCCAACATAAACACAGTCGCTGGCAACCTAGATGGCGCAGACACCATTGGCACGGTTGCAGGCATCAACGCAGATATTACAACAGTGGCTGGCATTGCCGCTGATGTAACAGCGGTTGCCAATAATGAGGTTGACGTAAGCCAGGTTGCCGCTGACATTGCTAAGGTGATTGAGGTTGCCAATGACTTGCAAGAGGCAGTGTCCGAGATTGACACGGTTGCCAATAGCATCACCAACGTAAACACGGTCGGCACAAACATTGCCAATGTGAATACGGTGGCTGGCGTGTCTGCCAACGTAACCACGGTGGCTGGAATCTCTGGAAATGTGACCACTGTGGCAGGTGTTTCAGCCAATGTGACGACGGTTGCTGGGGTATCTAGCGATGTCACTGCGGTGGCTGGGATTGCATCAAATGTGACGGCTGTGGCTAATGACGCAACTGATATCGGATTGGTTGCAACAAGCATTGCAAACGTTAATAATGTCGGCAATGACATCAGCAACGTAAATGCGGTTGCTAATGATTTGGCTAACATTGATGCGGTAGCCGCTGATTTGCCAAACTTGGCTGTCAAAGTAAACAAGACGGCTGATACTGGTTCGGCGGTTATCCCAACGGGTACACAGGCTCAACGTGATGGCACACCCTCTGCTGGCTACTTCCGATTTAATAGCGACAGTAGTTCTTTTGAGGGCTACAACGGCAGCGCCTGGGGTTCTGTTGGTGGCGGTGCAACGGGTGGCGGTAATGATGCGGTGTTCATTGAGAACGATCAGACGGTGACAACCAATTACACGATCGCTGCGACAAAGAACGCCATGTCAACTGGGCCGCTCACGATTAACAGCGGTGTGACGGTGACGGTGGAAACTGGCGCTCGTTGGATTGTGATCTAAGGAAACGATTATGACGATTACCATTGATGCGGCGGCTGATGTAGCCGCGTTGAAGACTATTGTGGAGCAGTTAACATGAGCAAAGTCGTTGGCGCTTATTTGCACTGCAAGCCCGACGGTACGCCTTTTTATGTTGGCAAGGGTACTACCAAGCGTAGCAGAGACTTTTACACAGGGCGTAGTGAATGGCACAAACGCATTACAAAAAAATACGGACGCGATAATATCCGCGTTGAATTTATGGAATGTTCAACCGAAAATTTTGCATTTCAGCTTGAGGCTGGGTTAATCAAAACACTCAGACGCAATGGCTTTGAATTATGCAACCTTGCTTCTGGCGGCGTTGGAGGTTCTGGGTGGAAAGTTGACCGAGCTATTGTTGAGCGTGTTGCGGCAAAAAACCGTGGTCGCGTCCAGTCGGCGGAAGAACGCGCAATGCGCTCTAAAGTTATGACAGGCATACCTAAGTCGGTACCCATGTCTGAAGAGCATAAACGAAAACTTGGCTTGAACAGTAAAGGTAAAAAATGGTTCAACAATGGTGTCGATTCAGTTTTTTGTTTGCCCAATAACAAGCCTGATGGTTTTGTTGCTGGTCGTATTGCTCCTTGGTTGAGCAAAAAGGAGAAGTAAATTGTCTAAGGTCGCAATTTCGGGGAACGCAAGTGGCACAGGTGTATTCACCTTAG